CCAGATAGCTGGATTAATGATGTTTTCATGCAACATATTCGGATATCAGGTGATGGAGAAGAGGCCATGAATAACTATGATTTCACAATAATTTTGATTAAATTTTCTCTGTCCGCATTAATAGCGTTCTTGCTGATAAGACTGAAGAAACTTCTGAAGAAATAATTTTTGGTCATCAGAATTATCGATGCCGCCGCTGCTTGTTCTTTCGATTGGGCCGCGGCGCTAAACTTCCATGACTAAGAAAATTTTTTCTTAAACTCATCAAGTTCTTTCTGTGTTTTTTCCAACTGCTTAATGACGTAATTGAGAGCCAGTGCTGTATCGAGCATGATAACGTTGTTATCCAGTGCCAACGTATCATCAGCATCAACTCTGTTTCCTTCGCTATCAAACTTTGGCGCAGCAGGGACCAGCTTTACGTACTCACTATCAATCTTCATGACGTCCTGAGCGATTACACCCCGGCGAACTCTCTTACGAGGGTCATCGTTGTAGACGTAAGTTGCTGGCAGGAATTTCTTGATATTCTCGTATGACTGATAACCATCATCATATTTAATATCGTGCTTCAGCGTAATGTCACAGTTAGGCTGCTTCTGGAAAATATAGTTACCGGAAAGATTTCCACCAGCGTTGGCGTATATATCACCGTTTGCTGTCGTGAATTGAAATATACGTTGCCCGGCAGAACCACCATCCCCGAGTGTTGTTATTGCTACATCCGCCCACGAACTAGGCCCGGTAGCTATAGAACCAAGCCCTACTGTTGAAGAGTATCCACCACTGCATTGACTATGCCAACGGGCAAAAGGGATAAACCCTGCATCATTATTAACGGACACGTTACCTCGGAAAAAAGAGATATTTCTTTGCCATGTGTTAATGTCTGACCATGAGCCACCATAACCAGCCCCATCAGCTCCACACGAAGATGATTTGAATCTCTCATCGGGGTAAAACAAAAATGAACCCGCCGTACCAGTTCCGCTATTAACATTTAACTGCGCTCTGTCTAAATTAGTCCCGCTCCCCCGAACACCGCCCAGAGACCAGTTCCCGTTATACCAGGCCCCTCCCACAGCGTTTACATAACCTCCTACACTCCCATCCCCTGTGATGTTGTATAGCTTTACAGTCTTATCACCACCTTCCTGAGTAGATACGCCAATGCTGCTACCCTGAGTTACCATTAAATTCCCGGTTACTGTTCCACCCGTTTTCCCGTTCAACGAGCTTGTCTGGCTGATTACATACGGCCATGATGGTCCCGTAAACGTTGTACCGTCTGGTAGCTTCACAGTAATGTTACCAGCAGCACTAAAAACCTGTTGCCAGTTCTGTTTGTCGTAATTCAGTCCACGCAGTGCTTCAGCGCTTTGCGCCACCAGCGCGGCAGTTACCATATTCAGCGCCATACGGGGGACGGCTGACCAGGCCGCACCAGATTGCGTTGGCCCGGTGAAGTTGCTGACCAGTATCAGTTGGGTATCACTATCTACCGTTTTTACTGGTAACGTGTACGGAACGCCGCCCACAGTAGAGACAATGAAGTCACCTGCGGCAAGTTCGGTAGTAAAAGAGGTTCCGGAACCGCCAACAATAGCGGATCCATTTGTCAGGGTGAGGGTACCTGCCGACATAAAAGACTCCTGAGTGCAGATAATAAAAAACCCGCCGAAGCGGGTTCTTGTTTTGTTCACTTTGAACAGGTCGACCTGGTGAAGTTATTTTTGCTCACCCATCGCCAATTGAAGGGGTAGCCTGCCCTATATTCTGTCTGATTGGCTACTTTGCGCACATCGTAAATCTGTACCGACAGAACCTGACCTCCAATAAGTGCGTCTGCCTCGCATAATGGCTTTTGCTTTTGCAGAACTGAACCAGAGCAAGCAGAAAGAAACAGGCAAAATGCCATCGCTAACATTATTTTCGTCATTTCACACCTTGATTAGTTTTTATTAAGTGAAAACTAACGCAGCGGTACTGAAATATAAAATAGATATGACAGATCAATTAAATGAATTTGATCGCTTAAAACGATCAATCATAGGCGGCGGTGTTGATAGCCGTCAAAGCTATTCCAGTCGTTGTCCCACCCGCAGCAGAACCGGTAGCCGTGGTCGAGGGCGCGGCATTAATTCTGGTTGATGAACCATTAAACCGACATCCTGAGTAGGCTGTGATATTCACAATAGTGGGTGGTTTAGTGTTATTGTTCTGGATGATCTGGGAGCCAAGAATAGCGGGTGCCACCGCATAACTACCAGGCAGAGTGACGTCAATATTAATTCCACCTGTCGTAGCTCCTGGCGTCCCAACAGTCACAAGGTCACTCAATATCCGACTCTCGTTTGTCAGAACCAGCTTCCCGGTGGCATCCCAGATAGCAAATCCCCATTTGGGCAATGTCTGAGGATAAATAGCAAAGATGTAAGCCGTTAAGGTATGTGACTGTCCATAGGCATTGCTTGATCCAACAAGAATATTTCCTCCTGATCTGGCTGCAGTAACCATAGTAGGCTGAGCAGTATCACTCGTTTTGCAAAAAACCATTGCCGGATAAGAAACATCCAGAGCTATTGTTGCAGATGCACCGTGATATGCCCCGCTTGCTACTGAGTCAACCACTACCTTCCTGTAGAGACAAAATGGTGTGGACTGTGGCGTAATAAAGGGATTTCCATTATCCAGAGCTATCAGTGCGCCATAATCTGCCATTATGCCTTCTCCACAAAAACTACGAGCTCACATTCAGAGGCTGGATAGTTTCCAATCCCAACGCTGTTTGCCGCGCCAAGAGTTATCGTATTTCCGCTGGCGACGATACGGCGCCCCACCGAGACCGCTCCCCTATCCAGAGAAACGACAAACCCGACCTTCATTCCTGCCGGAATTGTAAACGACCAGCTTCCGGAGTTTTGCCCCTCAGAAAGTTGAATACGTCCGACCACAGATACTGGCTTAATACCGTAATTATTCGGGTTACCATTGGCATCCCATGTCTGAATGCCCCACGTCATTAAAATACCCCTGTAAGTTTACCAATCTGTACGCGGAGGACGCCGTTCGCATCCCTGATGCTGTCAGTAACGTTCGTGGTCTTTCTTGCGCCCTGCCCGTCACTGCCGTAGTTTTCCCAGGAACCCCCTTTGTCCAGTTTCCATCCGGCCTGTCCTGGGACGTAATTGTTGGACTGGATAAAGTTGCCGATTTTGGCATTGGTGATAGTCCCATCCTGAATAAAACCTGAACTGATAAAGACCTGGCCATTAACCACCGCGAACGGTGAATATTGCGTATTACTACTGCCACTCATCAGCACGAACTGATTAGCGTTAAAACCAACACGGGTAACTACCGGCTTCCCGGCCTCAGCAAGCACGGCAATCGACATCCCGGCGTTGTACATCATCCCGTTTATCCTCACGCCTGTTTTGAGGGTGTAGATTGCAGAAGCACCGGAGGCATCGACGACGGCTGTAAGTTTGTCTTCCAGTGAAGCAGTGACGTCCTCTATCCGCGCCTGTACCTGCGTTGATAGTTCGGCCATTGCCTTATCCACCTCTGCAATAGTCGTTTTCACAACCAGGATATCGGCACGTACCTCTCCGTATTGCGCCCATTGATGTTCAAAGGTTCCATGATTGGCCAGCGCGTTCTGCATTGCAGCTTCAAGATTGGTATCAATATCGCTGGTCAGGCGGTCACCGTCGGCCGAGGTAAGGAAATCGTCTGCAATATCACCCAGATAATCATCGGCGTTATCGTTAGACATCCCCCTGATCCAGTCGGTATACCCGGACTCGTTACCCGTTCTGTCAACCAGCTGCGCGCGGTACCAGAATTCCTGCCCTGCTTTAAGGCCGAGCTGGGTGTATTCCGCAGATGGATAAGGCACATCTGAGAGCAAGAGTGGATTTGAAAAGTCACTGTTGGCCGTGTACTGGATTTCTGTTTTGAGGGTATCGCCGGTGTTTGCCGGAAAACCCCAGTTCAGACGGATCCCCCAGTTAATGCCCGTGGACGTGAATCCTACTGGCTTAGGCGGATTACCTACTTTGCCGGTCAGGATCTTCTCCTCTGAATATCCCCATCCTGAGGAAATTTCAGCGGCATTAATTGCGCGCACGCGCACCAGGTAGCGACCGGAATAAATCCCCGGGACGTCAAATGACGTGGTGGAGCTGCGCGGCATGTTCACCCAGTTTCCGTCATTGCGGCGCCACTGCCCCTCATAGGCGATAGCGTTCTGCGCCTGGTCCCAGCTGACGCGCATCGTTTCGACGCTGATATTCTGCTGAACCACAGAAAACGAGCTGATCACGATGTTAGCTGGCGGTGACTGATTACCAGGAGGTATTACACTTATTGGCCGCTGGTCTATAATTGCGCCAGTATCGATACGGGCATATTTATCCGGATCGTGCCATGCAGCGGTGATCGAGAAGGTGCCATTATCGTTATCGCTTACGCTGACAACGCGGTACTGCTGAGCGTAAAGCTCGTCAGATTCCACCACCCAAACAGCTTCGGCCTGTGGCGTCTCACTGTATGCCGTGGTGACTGTGACTGATTCACCGTTCACGGCCTGAATGGTCCTGCTCTGCGACGCTCCGGAAGGTAGGTTGAGAATAAGGCGATCACCTGCTGCCGCATCTGCCACGCGGTCAAGTTTGATAACGCGACCGTTAACGGCGCTGATGCGGCCGCCCATAACCTTTCCGGAAAGCAGTTCGTCTGCCACGGCGATGATGTAGCCCGGCTGTGGTATGTTTCCATCCAGGCCGACATCGAACGAAACAACACGGTCTTTATTGTTGGTGAGGATGCCCCAGCGGCCTTTTCGGTTTGCTTCTGATTGCCGGGTGCATCCGATAGCCGTGATCTCCAGTTGATTAAAGCCGTAACGTGCCACCAGCGCCTGCTCAAATACGGGCTCCATCGCGTCAGCGTAGGCGTTATCCGGATCGGACCAGGATACCAGCGCTGTGGTGTATCGGGTTTTCGTGGTGCTGCTCGAATAGCTGAAGCGACCGTCAATAACGTTCGCGCGCGTATAGCTGTAATCAACATCACGTGGCATGTCAGCCAGGGCAACGATCTGATCCCCGCCCCAGTAAGTCATGCCGCGGAAGATAGCGGCAAAATCGCGCAACACAGTGTAAGCGTCGTTACGGTCCTGGATATAGACGTTGCAGGTATACCGTGGTTCGGTACCGCTTCCGCCTTTGCCGTCCGGTACCTGCTGATCGCAATACTGAGCGACCTGATACAACGTCCATTTATCGATGTTAGCCGCAGTAAGCCGGTTACCAAGACCGAAACGATCGGTAACCACCAGATCGTAAAAAATCCACGCCGGGTTATCCGTCCATGCCCATTTAAACGCCCCGGTCCATGTACCGCTATAGGTTCGGGTTTCAGGGTCATAAGTATCAGGAACACGGATAACACGTCCGCGGGGCTCACAGGAGATCTGCGGGATTGAGCCGTTAAACTGGCTGGAGTCGAATTCAATGTAGAGCAGCGCGGTGTTCGGATAGCGCAACTTGGCGTCGATCACCTCAGTGAAGCTCTGCAGTGTCATCGTGTCGCCAATCTTCGCGCTGTTAGCATCGGCTGTAACCTTACGCAGTCTGATAGTCCAGGTACTGCCAGCCTGAGGTAAATCAATTCGGTGGCTACGCTCGTAACCAGAGGTTGTTTTCCCGGTCACGCTGGTATTGAGTACCGTCTGCCATGTTCCACCGTCCTTCTGCAGGTCGATAGCATAGTTGATCGAATAGCCGACCAAATCCCCGTCATCTTTCTGTTTAAACAGAGACGGCCATTTCAGACGCAGGCGTACTGCCGAGAGCTTGGTGTTAGTGAAAGTGCGTGTCCATGCGGTAACACTGGAAATTTCAGTACCCATGCTGATTTCGTTTTCGGTACCGGGAATACCCTGAATGTAATTTTGCGCCTGCGTTCCCGCGCGAAACTCCCACGTCACGCCGCTGAAGTTTTGTAAGCCGTCGGCGTTCTCCAGCGCCGTTCCGTCCAGGTAAATATCTTTGCCGGTTAGCGGCCCTGCAAACTCCCCTTCCCCAAGCGCAACGAGGATTTTAGCCTTCGCAACAGATTGCAGATCATCTGGCTGTTCGGTAGGAGTGCGGGAACTGGAGCTTCCGCCCTTGCGGCCCTTCAACACTTTTTCTGTACCCATATTGCGCCCATAAAAAAAGCCACCCGAAGGCGGCCTGAAAAAAGGTTTGTTATCTACTGCTGATCTTCAACATAAATTCCGGCAGAAATAATCGCTCCGCCGATTCGCCTGCGACCGTAGAGAAGTGGTACCGGGTAACCCTGAGCCGCGGTGTTTGTCACGCCACCGAAAGCGTATGAAGCGCGGTTATCTGCACTCTGTTTGCTGGCCAGCCCGGTTGGCTGAGGAGAAAGCATTTGCACAACCCCGCCGACCATCATCGCTGCACCAAATTGTGCGACACCATACCCGGCTGCAGATAACGTACCTGCAGAAAAATAGCCAACAGCCACTCCGACAACGACCAGCACTGCGCCAAGGATTGTTTGTAATAACCCAGCTTTTTTACTACCAATGATTACCGGAACGATGCGGATAACGTCACCGGTAACCGGAAAGCCAAGATCATCCTCACCAATGTTTCTTTTACCCTTAAATACAGAGTATGTAAGCCCGCGACGCTGGCTGGAAATCATAAACTCCTCAAATCCGGGAATGGTCTTCGCGAGTGCGACACCGGCCTCGCTCACACGGGAAATCAGGCGATGGTGAACTTTACCGAAGGTTTTACCGAGCACGCCACCTAGCTCGATACGACTCATGACTTCCTGCATACTTCAACGCCCCTCAAATCTTTATAGCGAACGACTTTCATTGTCCGTTCCTGCCAGTAACCGCCGTACGGCACACGCTGGCTCAGATGTCCGTAAAGGTGGTGCAGCAGCATGTTGCCCTCAAGCAGGATCCCCGCGTGATTCCACTTATCGGCCTGGACCTGCATGATCACCATATCGCCTTGCCTCGGCGGTCCGTCGAATTCCCGGAAGCCGCACTCGTACCAGCAATCCTGATAGAAGTTGTCCGGATAATTGTTTTCCCACCAGGGATAATCGACGCGGTAATCATGGAGCTCTATACCGTGGTTTTGGCGGAAATAGCTCATGACCAGACCCCAGCAGTCAAAGTGACCAAGCACAAATGGACGTTCCAGCAGCGGCAGTTCTCCGCGCGGCTGGATGGTACGTAAATCCCCCTCCGGCCAGCTCACGATGTGCCAGGGTAAAAGTGATGCATCGCATTGCGCTTTATCCAGTTCGCTTGGTTGCGTCGTGGCATCAGGGTGGCTGTGAGCGATGGCGATCACAGTTCCCCAGTCTTCAGCTGCTGCGTAGTCTTCCGGACAAAGGACAAAATTGTCCTCTGGCACCGCTGCAAGATTACGGCACGGGAAATAACGTTCAACGCGGCTTTTCTGAACCACGACGCCACAGCACTCACGAGGATATTCAGCTGCAGCATGCGCCATAATGGCATCAATGGTTTTCTGACGCATATCAGCTCCTGATCAAAGACGTCCCCGGGAAGCCACCAAACGAGAGTTCGTTATTTTCGCCGAACCGAAGTTTGCAGGCCGTCAGAGTGCCGCTGCATTCATCCAGGGACGGATCGCTGACCGGGTTATTGTTTTTGTCGAAATAGTTGGTCCCGGCATAGTCGCAGCCGTCGCCCGTGCGATACTTGTTCCGGATGCACCAGGTACAGAGCGAATGCAGCTGACGCGTCGGAATCATCAGTCCCTGCAGGTCCATCGGACTTGAAAGTGTGAATTCCACGGCCTCGTTTGTCTCTGCGCTTTTGGCATCAATGTAAAATACTTTCACCTTTTCCTGCGTAGGGTCTGCCGTGGGGTTCCCGCCTGGAAAATTTCGGGCATCAAGGTAGCTGGCCAACGTATCATGGATCGTGACCTTCGCCTGCAGCAGATCATCATAGGCAAGACAGAGCGCAGTTATAGAGCTGTCGAGGTTAGCAACCGATAATTTGGGCTGCGCGCTGCCCCCACTGGTGGAAGCCTCAATCCCCTCAATCTGGCAGGGCCACGCTTTATATTCCTGCCCCTGCCACCAGATGGATTTCGCAGGAAGTTTACTTTCATCCCCACCAGCAGCATCAATCTCCTCTGGTGTATGCGCGATATTATGCGCATGGAAGCAAAGCACATCAGACATACCGAAGGTGGTACCATCTACAGTAAAAAGCCGGACAGTATTGCCCGGCTCGAGTTTTTGATAATCAGCATGAAGGCTCATGGTGCAAATGCCTGTTCAAAGGTTGCAGTTACGGTTTCCACTTTTTTATTCAGGGTGACTCGCTGAAGGCTATCTGCCTCAACACGCCAGAGGGCTAAATCACCACCAGGTGGAGTGAATGTGAAAGACTTTGTTTTATGCCTCCGCAGAAATGAATGAATCTCCCTGGCAATTACCGGATCGCCAGTAAAAGAAAAGGCATAATTTAGAACCTCATCGTTCAGGCCAGAACCACTTACCTGCTTGTACCCATCACCGAACTGCGCCGTTCTGACTGTATCTTTGCT